AATTCCGAATTGCTCACCATCCCCGCCCCCGCAGGTTATTTGTCGAAGGTCACGAAGTCGCGCAGGGCGAGCTTGACGCGTTCCTTTTTGGCATGGGCAATCAGCGCCGGCCAATGGCGCTGCGGGATGCTGCCACCCGTGCCGCGCCGCTCGGCGGGCATCATCCACCGCGAGACGGCAGACGGATTCAGTTGCAGCACGCGGGCCGTGGCGCGGACGCCGCCGAGCTTGGCGATCACCTCGCGGGCGGGGGAGAGTTGTGTGTGGGTCATTTGTTGCTCTTGTGTTCTGTTAAGTTGCACCGATTGGCCGAAGGTGCTTTAATGTTGCGCAATTGTCAACACCACGCCGAACAACGCAACGAGGCAAACATGAAAGCTCATAAAGTAAACACCACCTGGTTCAAGGACCGGCTGGCCGAGCGCGACTTGTCCATCCGGCGTCTGGCTAAGCTGCTTGAGCTCGACCCGTCGGCGGTTTCGCTGATGCTGCGCGGTAAGCGCACGATGACCGCTGACGAGGCCAACCGCATCTCTGGCCTGCTCACGATTCCTGTCACAGAAGTTCTGGCGCAGGCGGGCGTGCCGATCGACGCCGACGCGCGGCAAATGCCGATCAAGGCATACGTCGACAGCCGCGGCGTGCTTACGCCGATCACGTCAAAGAATACGCGCAAAATGGCTGCGCCGCGCGACGTGCCTGCCAATGGACTCGCGGTGCAGATCCGCGCGCCAGAGCTCTCGCAGGACGGATGGGTATTTTTTGCGGGAGCGTTCGACACACGCGTCGCGGCGCTGATCGACAGAATGTGTGTTGTCGATGTGCGCGGCGATGGGCACCGCGTCGGCACACTCAAGCGCGGCTATGACGAGGGGCGCTTTAACCTGGTGCCGTTCACGGCAGGCCCTGCTGCAGAGAACATCGAAGTCAAGGCCGCCGCGCCGGTGCTGTGGATTCGCCCGGTATAACCGGGTCTTTTACACTAGGTGTTGCGAATATCTCATTAGGCTGTTATCTTCACCCCGCCCCCACCACGGAGCAAACAAAAATGAACGTCGAAACACTCGCCGCGGAATGGCTCGCCGCGAAGCGTGCAGAACTCGAAGCCAACACCCGCCGCCTGGACATCGAGAAGGAACTGCTCAAGCTCGTTCCCTCGCTTGAGGAAGGCTCCCAGTCAACTGTGCTCGGCAATGGCTGGAGGCTCAAGACCACCGGCAAGCTGACCTACAAGGCCGAGATCGACAAGCTGCTCGCGCTTTGCGCGGCGTGGCCTGCTGAGGCGAAGCCCGTCAAGACGAAGGTCGAGGCGGACGAGTCGCTGCTGAAGGCGATTCGGCACGACCGGCCCGACCTTTGGCGCCAGATCGCGCCCGCGATCACCGTCAAGCCGGCCAAGACCTACATCGTGATTGAGGAGGTGTCGAGTGGCATTTGACCTAAAGTCGATCAAAAAGAACAACGCGCTGGCCGCGCCGCGCGTCCTAGTCTATGGCGTCGAGGGGATTGGCAAGTCGACCTTTGCCGCGGGCGCCCCGTCGCCGATCTTCATCCAGACCGAGGACGGCCTCGGCTCGCTGGCGGTCGATCACTTCCCCATCGCGACGAAAGCGTCCGACGTGCTGGACGCGATCGGCGCATTACATGAACCAGGTCACAATTTTCAAACCGTCGTCATCGACTCGCTCGATTGGCTTGAAACCTTGATTTGGCGTGACATCGAAGCAAAGTACGACGCGAAAGACTTGGCTTATGGGAAAGGTTCGATGATAGCCGCCGAAGAGTGGCGCAAGGTGCTGGAAGGGCTGAACTCGCTGCGTAACAACCACAGCATGTCTGTGGTACTGATCGCGCACTGCGAGATTAAGCGCTTCGACTCGCCGGAGACTGAGCCCTACGATCGGTACCAGCCGAAGCTGCAGGCTCGCTCGAGCGCGCTTGTGCGCGAGTGGTGCGACGCGGTGCTGTTCGCCAACTACCGCACGATCGTCAAGAAGGCTGAGGTGGGCTTCAACAAAGAAGTCAGCCGCGGCATCAGCACTGGCGAGAGGCTGCTCTACACGAGCGAGCGCCCGGCTTACATGGCTAAAAATCGATATTCACTCCCTGAGAGCATTGCGCTTTCGTGGGAATCTTTTGTTAACGCAATCACGCAAAGCTGAGGAAAACAACTATGCCTTCATTTCAATTCGACGCCCAGAACCACGTTGCGCCAGCGGCGCCGGATCGCGCCCCGCTACCGCGCGGCATGTACCAGGTTATCGTCATGGCCTCGGACCTCAAACCGACGCAGGCCGGCACGGGTCACTACATCGAGCTCACGCTGCAGGTGATCGACGGCGAGCACAGCGGCCGGCGGATCTGGGACCGGCTGAACGTCAGCAACCCCAACAAGACTGCCGAGGACATTGCCAAGCGCCAGTTGCAGCTCTTGTGCCTCGCGGCCGGCGTCACGACGCTGACCGATACCGAGCAGCTGCACGACATCCCAGTTCTCGCTGAGATCGACCTCGACCGCAAAGACCCCTCGCGCAACCGCGTGATGGGCTACGCGTCGTTGTCGGCCGGCAAACCCCTTCCCCAGGCCGCGCGGCCGGCCCCCGCGCCCTCCCCCGCCGCTAAGCCGGCAGCGCGGCCCTGGGAGAAGCGCTGAGTGGCGCAGGTCCCTGCTTCGCAGCACACCACCGGGGAGGCCATTGTCAAATGGCGTGCTGGACAGAAGCAGGAACACCGCGAACACCTCGGTGCGTCGCTGATCGGACACTCGTGCGATCGGTACATTTGGTACTCGTTCCGCTGGGCGATGACGCCCAGCTGGGACGGGCGGATGCTGCGCCTCTTCGATCGCGGTAAGCGCGAGGAGGCGGTCGTGGCGGAAGAGCTGCGCGGCATTGGCGTCGATCTGCACACCCACGACGGTGACAAGCAGATCGAGTGCCGCGACGAGGGCGGCCATTTCGGCGGCTCGGTCGACGGCATTGGCCGCGGGTTCCCCGAGGCGCCCAAGTCCTGGGCGATCCTCGAGGTGAAGACTCACAGCGCGAAGAGCTTCACGGAGTTGAGGAAGCTCGGCGTCGCGGAGAGCAAGCCGCAGCACTACGCGCAGATGCAGTCTTACATGGGCCTGCTGCGGCTCGATCGCGCGATGTACCTCGCCGTCAACAAGGACAACGACGAGCTGTACACGGAGTGGGTGCATTTCGACGAGGACGCGTTCAAGGCAATGCAGGAGCGCGCCCGGCGCATCATCGACGCAAAGACCCCGCCCGCGAAGCTCTCGGAAGATCCTGCGAACTGGCAGTGCAAGGGCTGCAGCTTCTTCGATGTCTGCCACGCGAGCAAGGTGGCCGAGGTGAGCTGTCGCACCTGTTGTCACGCCTCACCTGTGGCGAGCGGCGCATGGCGCTGCGAATTACTCAGTACGCTGCGCAACAAGGGCGAGCAGCGCGCGGCGTGCGAGCAGCACCTGTTCATTCCCGATCTGGTGCCCTTTGGCGAGCCCGTGGACGGTGGCGAGAACTACATCGAGTACAAGCACCGCGAGACCGGTAAGACCTTCAAGAACGGACCCGGCGGTTACTTGAGCAAAGAGCTCTCTAGCGCGTGCGCGGGCACGGTGACGGAGCCCGTTGTCGAAGCGCTGCGCGCGACCTTTAACGCGAAGGTCGTGGCGAGCAAGCCTCGCCGCCGCGGGCCGGATCTGTCAAAGCTGCCGCCGCCCGAGGAAGACTTCAACGACCCGATTCCATTTTGAGGTGAACGCATGATCGTAAAAGAATACGACGTCGTCGAGCGCCCGCAGCACTACAACCGCGGCGGCGGTATTGAGTGCATCGACGCGATCAAGGCGCAGCTGACCGAGGACGAGTGGCGGGGCTACCTGCGCGGCCAGGTGGCGAAATACAACTGGCGCTTGGGGATGAAGGACAACCCGAAGATCGACGCGGGCAAGCTGTTGTTCTACGCGTCGCTGCTCGCGGGGCGAGAGCCGCGTGAGAATCGATAAACCCGGCCAGGCTCACCCCTGGCGCAGCAAGTGGAGCACGGAGCATGGGCGGACGGATGTCGAGAAACAAGGGAGCCGCGGCGGAGCGGGAACTGGCGCAGATCCTAAGCGACGAGCTTGGCTTCGTCGTGAAAAGGAAACTCGGGCAGGCCCGCGACTCCGGGGATGACATCCAGGTCGGCAAGTTCCGCATTGAGGCCAAGCGCCGAGAGACGCTCGCCCTGCCCGCCTGGTGCCGGCAGATCGAGGAGCATTGCCAGCCCGGCGAGGTGGCGGTCGTCGCCTACCGCCAGAACGGCCAGCCGTGGCGCATCGTGATGAAATTGCAGGACTTTCTGCCGCTGATGCGGGGCGAATTGACAGATGGCTGAGGTGTTGAGAGAATCTCACCATCAGGTGCTCGTCACACTTGATGACGCGGCGGGCCAGTTGGGTGTTAGCGTAAAGACGCTCCGACGACTGGTCGACCGGCGCGCAGTGCCAGCTTATCGGTTTGGCAAGGCGATCCGAGTCAACCTCGCGGAGGTTCTCGAAGCAACTAAACAGGAGCCCAGCAAACCATGTCCATCTTCAAGCGAGGCAAGACCTTTTACATCGACATCGCGCTCCCCGGCGGGCGGCGATTCAAGCAGTCTGCTCAGACTGCTGATCGCAAAGCAGCGCAGGAGCTGCACGACCAATTAAAGGCCCAGCTCTGGCGGCAGAATAAACTTGGCGAGAAGCAGCCGCGCTCGCTTACCGAGGCCGCCGAGAAGTGGCTCAAAGAAAACGCGAACGCGAGCGCGATCCGCGACTACACGCACCACCTCGCGTTCTGGTGCTCACGCGCCGAGGGGATGTCGCTCACCGACATCAGCCGCGCCTGGGCGGCCGAGCAGATCGAGCAGCTCATCACGCGCAAGGGCACCCCCGCGAGCAACGGCACGAAGAACAACTACGTCATCACCCTGCGCAGCGTGCTCTCGACCGCGTGCAAGGAGTGGGAGTGGATCGAGCAGGTGCCGGCCTTTCGCACCTACGGCGACAAGCGCGACGCGTCGAAGATGCTGATCGCCACCCCCGCCCAGGCGAAGGCGCTGCTTGAGGTGCTGCCGCCGGGCTTACGCGCGGCGGTGGGCTTTGCGTTCATGACCGGCCTTCGCAAGTCGAACGTGTTTGGGCTCACTTGGGATCGGGTGGATCTTGAGCGGGGCCTGTGCTGGGTGCAGCCGATCGACACCAAGGCGGGCAATCTGATTGTCTGCCCGGTGAACTCGGCCGCGAAGGCGTTGCTTGAGCAGCAGCCGCGCACCGAGGCGCGGGTGTTCCCGGTCGAGCCGCCGTGCCATCACCAGTGGCGCCGGTACACCAAGCGCGCGGGGCTCCCGGCCGGGTTCCGGTTCCATGACATCCGCCACACTTTCGCCAGTTGGGCGGCGATGGACGGGGTCGACCGGAAGACGTTGCAGGACATGGGCGGGTGGAAGACCCCGGCCATGATCGACAACTACGTCCACCTACCGGTCGATCACTTGGTCAATGCGGCGGAGCGTTTGGCTACCCGCCTGCACTGATCGAACGACTTACGTCCCATTTACGTCCCAGTCGGCCTTAGTGGAGTTTGCCGAACCTGCGTAAGTCGTTGATTTTGTTGGTAGCGGGGGTAGGATTTGAACCTACGACCTTCGGGTTATGAGAATGCCACAGCCCGTTGTGAAATCCACAATTTGCTGAATTCTCAGCGACTTGTGTGGACCCCGCTACCCCTCTTTCCCACGACTTACGTCCCAGTTACGTCCCAACCTTCCGACCGCGAAACCATGCTGCGCCGTTATGCACGACGCAGAGCTCAGGCTCTAGGAGCCGGCCGGCATGATACGTCAACACGGCGAAGCCCGACGCCCAATTGAGCGGCCCGGCCTCCGTATAGGCGAACTGAGGGCCTTGCGGCTCTGCGAGGGTGCCAGTGTCCACCCCATAGCGACGGCCTCTGTAATCGCCCCAGGGCGTGTATTGGAGCTTGTGCAGGTGGCCGTGGACGTAATGCACGCCCGAGCGCAGGGTGCTGTTGTACGCGGCGTGGATGCCGCCCCCGACCGGGCGGTGGCGAATGACGGTCCAGCCGTCGGTGCCGCCGTTGACGTGCAGCGCGTACCCCGCGCGCCACCGCGGCAGGTAGTCGATCAGCGTCGCGCCGGTCATATCCTCAAGCTCTGGCGCGTTGGCCGACATGTAGTTCTCAAACCGTGCGTCGTGATTGCCGATCGTGCGGATCAGCTGCGCGCCGCCCGCCGCGCGCTCAAGCTCGGCGCAGCGGTCCTGCAGCGCGTGTACTTCGTCCTTCAGCGTCGGCTGCTTCTCCCAGCCGATCCGCGGGTGGCGGCTGATACGGGCGCCATCCAGAATGTCGCCGTTCAGCACGAGCATGGCGGGCTTCAGTTCCTTGGCGAGCGTGCAGAGCGCCTGGTGCGCCGTCGTGACGATGCCCGGCCAGTAGTGGCAATCGGACGCGACCAGCACGACGCCGTTCTGCACGACGACGCCCATCTCGCGCTCATATTCCCGCGCGCGGCGCTCGGCGACCTGCTGTATCGCTTTGCGTTCTTGGCTGTGCGGGCTTGCGTTGAAGTTGGCGTTGGCGCTTGGGAGCACGATGCCGTGCCTCACCTCAATGCGCCGCCGCCGCGCGTGGACGTTGCGGACGGGAACGTCGAGCGCCTTCGCGACCAGTCGCGGTTCCTTGTAACGATGCCAGACTTCTATGAACTCTTCGTCACGGGCCTTCGATGCAGACATTCATTCCTCAAACGTCGTTAACGCTTGCTGTAGAAGATGGCCGAGCTGATCGACGAATTGCTCGTCGTGCTCGAGCGGGTGCGACATGAGGCAGAGCATCGAGTGTGCCCATTCGTGGCAGAACGTCTGCTGCAGCGCCGTGATCGGCTGGCTCGCTAGAATGCTGATCCGCAGCTTGTCTGGTTCCCAGATGCCGACCGCGCCCTTGTGCTTCCATCTGCTTTTCGGGATGACGCGCACTTGGATGACATGCCCGAGAAGCTGGAACCTTTTCGGTATGCCCGTGCGCTTCACGTCACACCGTTCGTTGGAAGTGCGGCACGTCCTTGAAGGACTTCCAGTGGCCGCCCCATTGGTTTTTCGGGTTCAGCGATTCCCAGTATTCGCCGACGGGTTTAAGCGTGGGGATGTCGTAAGTCAGCTTGCCGTCCTTGAAAAAGTTCAGATCGATTGCGCAGCGCTTGAGGTGGATGCTATTCATGGTCTTAGACCGGCCAGTCTTGACGTAGATCTGCTGCTGCTCTGGCGTGCGGGCCAACTCACCGCCCGTGACCGTGAACCCCAGCTCTGTCGCCTTCTGCACTAGTTTCGCGACGTCCAGCAGAAAAGCCGCCTGCTCTTTGACGAGGCTCATTTCAGAGCCTCCCTAATCGCGTCGTCTTTTGCCTTGCTACCGGCGCTGGAGCCAAAGTAGTACGAGACGACCTGCGTCGCGACCGCCGAAAGCACACCGAGGATGTAGATCAAAACGTCCTTGCGCGATGGGTCAACCGGCGTCTGATCGAAAAGCACGACGCCGAAGAGGATGAACGTCACGCCTAGCAGCAACAACGCCAGCACCGGGGTGACGATCTTGTTCAGCAGCGGCGCATCCTTGCTGGTGGCGATCACTGTCTCGCGGTCACGCGCAGAGTCGGTGTCCTTCAGCCGCAGCTCAAGCTCTGCGAGGTCGAGCTTGTCTTCCTCGAGGCGCAGGCGCAGAAGCTCTTCCTCATGCTCCATCTGCGCGATCTGCACCTTCGCCAGATCTTCGCTCGACATGTCCGGCTTCAGCTCGACGCCGAGCTTGTTCTCGACCCATTGCTTGCCCTTCGCCTGGACGGCGTTGGCGACTAGGTTGAGGCCGGCCCCGAGTAGCGGCGCGAGAATGGCTGGTAGAGGCATTACCGGATGAGATCCTTGCCACTGAACAACATCAAAAAACCGACAGCTGCCGCGCCGAGAAACCACAGGATCTTGTGGGCTACGTTCTTGCCGATCTGCTGGTACACCTTCTCAAGTGCCTTCTCGGCAGCACGTTCTGCGATGTGTTCGATCTCGGCTTCGGACAGCTTGTCGGTCATCTCGGTCACTCCTCTGGCTCTTCTTCGGTCTTCAACTGCGCGTCGGCTTGGCCCTTGATCTTCACCGCCAGAGGGAATGCGCCGGATTTGGTCGGCAACTCCCCAAGCACGTTCAGAATCGAATTCACTTCGGCGACGGTCAGCTTTATTTCGATGATGGTTTCCATGCCTGCTCCTGTGGTGGTTGTCACTCTTCGGGGTTATTTTCTCAACATACTGCGCAAATTGAAAGCCACGACCCCGACGTAGCCCAAACATGCGGCGAAGGTGAGCCAGGTGAGGTTGACCCACCACAGCGCCCATACCGCCAGTAACTTTAAAGTTACCATTACGGCCAGCGGGTCGAACTTGGCAAAGAGTTTCGCCAGCACGGGGTTCAGTTCCCGCCCGCCTTGCTTCAGCACGGTAAGCGTCGTGTAAATGTCCGCGGCTTGCAGCACACAGAACAGGGCTAGTAAGCCTGTGTTCACGCGGGCAAACTCGCCCAAGCATTATTGGCAAGATTCATGTAATACGGCTCCGCACCAAGCACCTCTGCCGCCTGCGGATCGTTCGGAGCGAGGACGCAACGCCAATAAGTCTGCGAGATCACCTCGCCGTCTTTCAGGATCTCCGTCGTTTTGCGGACGTTGATGCTGCCCGACGGCTGCACATTGAACTCGCTGATGTAGGTCTTTTCTTCAAAATTAGCCATGACACATCCTCACAAATTAACTGACAATGTAGAAGCCTTGGATTGAAATGTATCCAGTCGAAAGAGGTGACGTTGTGGCGCTTGCTGGAGTCCCCCATTGAGCATTGGACTGCGTTACTCCCGTAGGGATTACTTGCAACTTAGTGTCTCCACTAAGTGCATAGGCAGTCTTAAAGTCTGTATCGAATACGTCGTTATATCCAATAAGCACCGGAGATGAATAAATAGACGAGAAAACCGTAAATGGCAGTCCACCAATCTGTAAGCCGCCAGTCCCCTGCGCGGTAACTCCGCTTACAGAAATGCCGATGCTAAAATATACGACCCTTCCGATTTTTGTATAACTGCCATGTAAGTCGGATGTCGTATATGTCGGATTAGTTGTGCTACCCACGAACGTCGGCGTAAACGTCCCCTCTTCGTAGTCGTCCAAGCAATTTGCATCAGTTGATGCTGACTGCGATGCGGGGAACGTAACGCCTACGCCGCTGGCACTTGTAGTGCCGCCTTGCAATGCAAGGTTGCCGTTACTGTTTAAGGTTAGCGCCTGCGTGAACGAGATAGCGTTGCCTGCGGTGCCGGAGGGGGCGGTGAACCAAGCAAAAACAGACGTATCTATTTCAAACCTAGCCGCAGTACCATTTGCGCTGTATTTGTAAGCGCCGCCTGTATAAGCGACGTTTCTGGTCATATCAATGTAACCAGCGCCGCTCCAGATAGAGTTTCCAGCAGCGCCTACTTCAATCGCCTTGCCCAAACTCCACGCACTCGGCGAGACGCCCAAGCCGAGGTTGCCGGAGGAGTCGAGGCGCATTTTTTCTGCGCCGTTGGTAGCAAAATAAAGGTAATGAGATGCAGTGCTTCCAAACATCCCATCTTCACCTGTTTGATTATTAAAACCAAACAATCCGCTTCCGCTGTAAATACTGGCCCCAGTAGTTCCATCAGTTACACGCATTAGTTGTCCAGCACTACCTTGCACATGAAGGCGTGTCGCAGGCGAACTCGTCCCGATGCCGACGTTAATCCCCGACGCTGTGTAGAGCGAGGTGGAAGTAATTACAAGCGGACTAGTGCCGCCTGTTACGTCAAGAATACTAAAGTCGGCGTTATTTGCGCCGGACAAACCTCCAACCAATTCCCAAACACGACCGCCAGTGCCGCCATTGTCAAAACGTAAACGAACATTCCCTTGGTCGCTACCGGTGATGCGCTGGTAACTGCCGTTTGACGTATCAACATCAAGAGCGTATCCGGCAGACGGAGTTCTGTTTATTCCAAGTTTTGATCCGTCAAACACCAGCGCCGACCCACTCGTCGCCACCTTGCTGCCGTTCAGGTACAGGACGCCGTTGGCGGTGCCGCCGGAGAGGGTGGGGTTGTTGACAAGCGACAGCACGCCGGAGCTGTTCACGCGCAGCGCCTCTACGCCCGCGGTAGACACCGCCAGCGTATCCGCCGCCGGGAACCAGATGCCGGTGTTGACGTCACCGAACGCGGAGATCGACGGCGTACCAACAGCGCCCGCCGCGAAGCGCGTCACGGCGCCCGTCGAGGTGTGCTGCTGCACTTGCACGCCCGCCGCCACCGACCACCATTCGTTCGTGCCGGCGCGGTAGAGCCCGCTTGAGGGCTCGTTCGAGAACGCGAGCGAGGGCGTCGCCTGCACGCCGTCGGTGATCCGCAGCGGGGCCAGCATCGCACCTTCGCCCGAGCGCGAGAGCGAGTCGGTCACCTCGTTGCCGAGGTCGGCCATTGTGTTGTTCGCCCAGGTGGCGTCGATCAGCGTGCCGCTGACGACCGGGTTGCCGGACGGAAGGGTGTATGTACCGGATGCGTTACGGGGCATTGCTTTCTCCTGCTTACTGCGAACCGGCCACAGCCGACCCGCGCAAAATTCTCAAAAGGGCGTCTTGTTCTGCCGTCAGCGGCTGACCGGAGCGCTCGAGCTGCTCGAGCATCCGCCGCAGCTCCTGCGGGTTCTGCAGAGCCTCGGCGAGCGCACGGTCGCGCTGCGTGTTGGCAAAGGCGCGCAGGGCGTCGATGCCCGTGCGAGCAACGGCCGCGCCTGGCGCACCTGCGGCGCCCGCGATGGCGTCCGCGGCCTGCCCGGCTGCCTCAGCCGCGATGCGATCGCTCGCGGTGTTGCTGCCGCCACCTGCCGTCGCGGTCCTCGCAACACGCTGGGTAATGTTCTGCCGGCGCAGGGCGTCGAGCACCGTATTGAGCCGCGTCTGCGCGGCGCTCGACAGCTGCACGTTGCCTGCGCGATCGGAGCCGCGATTGATGGCGCGGCCGAGCCCGGCCTCAGTGATCTTCGGGACATCGCCCGCGGCGTCTGCCGACACGCCGAGCACGCGCCCGGTGTTGCGGTCGTAGAACGCTTCGCGCACGCGGCCCGCGGCCTTGCTCTGATCGACCAGGCGGGAGCCGGCTGAGTAGTCGTCGACGACGCCCTGCCACTTGCCGCTCGTGACGTTGTTGAGCACGCGGTCGATCTCGCCGAGCACGAGCTTCGTCGCTGCGGAGTCGCGCGGCGCTGCCGCGTAGGCGTTCGGGCTGAGCGGGCTGTACTTGCCGCTCAAGTTGGCGCGGATCTGCTGCAGCACGCCCGGCTGGATCTTGTCGCCGTAGCGCTCGATCTCAGAGCCGATCTGCTGCAGCATGTTGCGCACGGCCGGGTTGGCGGCATCCGGCGTCATCAGCGCGTCGTCGATCGTCCCGGCGAGGTTGCGGACCTCCTGCCGGAACACCTGCGGGTTGACGGCGCCTTGGGCCGCGGCCCAGTTGTTGTCCCACGAGCTCTTTCGAGCCGCGCGTCGGGCGGCCAGATCGCCAGCCTCGCCCGTCGCCGCGCCGAACTCGTCGGCCACCGCACGCGCCTGCGACTGGTCGAAGTCGTACCAGTTGCCGGAGTTCAGTGTGCGGCTGCCACGCTCGAGGCGCGCGAGGTCTGCGCTGTCGAGCTGGGCCGCGGTCGTGAGCGGGATCGGCCCCTGCGGGCCAAGGCCGCGCAGCTGCCCGAGCGTGCGCGACAGTACGTTCTGCCGGGTCGCCTGGTCGGCGCCCTCGCCCGCCGTCTCGCGCACGATCTGCTCCGCGGCACGCTCGCGACCGCCGCCGGCCGTCGTGACGCGTCGAATCTGATTGACGCCCAGGCCAACCGCCGGCAACGCGGCGCTGAACGCCGCCCCCTCGGCTGCATTGCCCAGCACGCTTTCGCCCTCGGCGGTGGGGCGCAAGGCGCCGTATATGCCGCCAGAGAGCACCGCGTCGCCGACGAGGCCCGCAGTACCCAGCTTAGCCGTCGTCGCCGCAGCGGGCGCCATAGCCCGTCCTGCGCGCAGTGCCTGATAGGCGCGCGGCAGAAGCGTGCCGGCGCGAATGGCGGTGTTGGCAAAGGCCCCGACCGGGACCGCGAGCGTCGGCAGTACGTTGCCGGCGACCTGCAGCGCGCCGCCGCCGGTGGTGTTGGCGGCAAGCGCCTCCGCCACCGCGCGCTCGTCGGCCACGCGGCGCTTGAGATCTGCGCCTTTCTGCTTGTTGCCGAACATGTCGTTGAGGCGCTGCTCGGCGCCCGTGAACAGCTCCTGCGCGCCCGCGCCGATGTTCATCGCGGCCTTCTTCAGCCACGACGAGTCCTTCGCCTTGGCGCCGGCCATGCTGCGCATCGTGTTGCGGCGCCACTCGTCGGTGAGCTTCGGGGCGTCGTAGCCTTGCAGCATCCGCTTGAGCTCGTCTTGGGTGATGCCCTCGGGCACCCCCTCGATGACGGTCCCGTCGGGCATTACGACATCAACGGCCATTTGCAAGATCCTCAAACCGCACGCGGCGGTTGCTGCCCGGTTGCTCGCCGCCGCGGTATGCCGGGTTGACGATGACGCCCGCCGGGTCGAGGCCGCGCGTCTGGGCGAGCTGCGAGTACTGCTGCGCGGTCGCCATCAGCTTCGCCTCGGCCGCGCGCTGATAGAGCTGCGCGAGGTTGTTGATTTGCTGAATCGCTACGTCGTTGAGCGGCTCGCCCTTCAAGATGTTGTTCACCAAGTTGCGCGCGCGGCCCTCGAGGCCCTGCGCCTTGATGACGCGGTCGAACTCGCCCTCGCGCACGACCGAGCCGGGGTCGAGGAACTTGTTGAGCAGGATCACGAGCGACTGCTGCGTGATCGCGTCCGGCCTCGTGCCGGGCGGCGTCGCGGAAATTATCTCGGTGATCTTGCGCGTCGCGCCGAGCTCGGTCTGCAAGTCGCCCGTGACCTTGTCGAAGTCGTTGCGCAGCTTGTCCTCAGCGCGCCAATTGCGCGCGTCGTCGGCGTTGCTGTTGCCTCGCATACCGGCAAGCGACATCCGCAGCACGGCGTTGTCTTCCCGCGCTTGCCGCTTGTCGTCCTGGCTGATCTGGAACTGCCCAAGCTGCATCAACCGTTGCGCCTCACGCTCGCGGCTCGCAGAGGGGTCTTTCAGCACCTGCCCGTCGGGGGTAATCGTGGCGCTGCCGATCTTCATGGGCTCGCGCGCGGCCATCGAGCGCTTGAGGTACTGGCCCTGCACGCCCTCAAAGCGCGGCCCGGCATACTGCGCAGCGAGCGCGTTCAGCATCGACGCACCGCCCTCGTCGGCGCGGGTGCGCGCATACGCCTGCGCCTGCGAGTAATCATCCTCCTGCGCGAACATGTCGAGCGCCTTGCGGATGTTCTCCTCGCCCGGCTGCACGGTGTTGGTGACGGTGCCGCCCACACTGACGGCGCGCGCGCGTGGCAGAAGAGAGCGCTTCTTGCGCTCGATCTCTTCCGGCGTTTCTACAATGGCGCCGCGCGCCAGTGCGTCTGAGTAAAAGTCCATGCGGCCTCCGCTACCGGTAGTAGCTCGACGCGGTGAATCCTTCGATGACGTCGTCTTCTTCCTCGGGCTTCTTCTTCAGCCCGCGCGCGGCGCGCAGCGCCTCAAGAGCAGCCTTCTGCCGCGCGTTGAAGTCACGCATACCGGTGTCGACGCCCTGCTGGCCCTTACGAGCGCCGTAGGCTTGCCCGAGCTGGGCGAGCCCCTGCGTGATAGAGGGTGCGACGTAGACGTTGCCGGCCATCTGGCCCTGCAGCGGCTTCATCGACTGCTGGCGCAGCGCATCAACCATCGCCTGTTTGCGCGAGAGTTCGTCCTCTTCGGGCCGCATCGCGCCCATCTGCAACAAGTAGTCGAACATTTGTGACTCATCCATAGATCACCTCACAGCGCGCTGTAGTTGACGGTCAAGTACCCGCTGGCGTGACGCTTGACGAGTTCGGGGCGAACCGCCGCGACCTCCTGCGCAATCACGCCACGCTGGCGATACCCAGCCATGTCGAATTCGTAGATGCCGACGCCGAGCGCGTGCGTGCCGACGCGCTTAATGCGGCGCTTCAGCCGGCGATCGGAGAACATGAACGGGTTACTGATCGCGGCACTGCCCAGGCTGAAGAGCCCGCCCATCGCGTTGCCAAAGCCGGCCTGCTGGGCGTTGTACTGATCCATCGCGGCGTTGTAGCCCATCTGCGTCGCGCCCAAGATGTTCGGCGTCTCCGCGCGGCCCGACTGCGAGAAGTTCGGCATCTGCGGCATACCGACCTGCTGGCCGGTCAACAGCGCATTCATTTCGTTGAGCGACATCCCGCGGCGCTGCATCTGCTCCGCGATCGCCTGCTGCCGCAGCTGGTTCTGCTGGTTGGCATACGACTGGTTCATGTTGAACTGCTGCTGCGCGGCTTGGTTGCCCGCCTGCATACGCGACAGGTCGAGCCCCTGCGCCTGACCGAGCGCCTGGTTCTGGAACTGCGCCGCGGCAAGGTTCTGCCCAAAATTCTGCGCCGACGCGCGGTTGGCGAGATCCGCCTGCCCCATCATCTGCCCGTAGAGCTGCTGCTGCGCCTGGTTGCCAAACTGGCCCGCCTGCAGCCCTTGATTGAACGCCTGCCCCGAAGCCTGGTTGGCGAACTGGCCGCCGGAGAGGTCTTCGTTGAACGCCTGCTGCCGGGCGCCCATCTGCATCCCGTACAGCCGCTGCGCTTCCTGTCCAGCCATGCCGAGCGCGTTGTACCGCTCGCCCGCCTGGCGCTGATTGAGTTCGTCCATCGCGCGCTGGTAGCCGGCGGTGCCGACCTTGAACCCGCGGTTCGACAAGTCGGTCTCCATCGACTGCTGCTGCTGACGCTGCACGGGCGCCATCTGCGCCATGAGGTCGCTTGCGACCTGGTTGCGGAAATCGTTGTTCAGCGTCGGAAGGGCCGGGTTATCGCCGGTCGATAATCCGCGCTGGACAGACTGCTGCGCGACGCCCATCTGCGGGCCGCCGAAATTGAAGCCACCAACCGCGTTTTGCTGCGGGCCGGCGCTGGTCGTGATTCCGCGCGTGTAGTCCGTGATGCCGCTCTGCAGCTGGCCGGGGCCGGACGCCTGCGCCATCTGCGGCAGATTCTGCCAATCGAACGGCTTTGAGTATTCGCTGCCGACGCGGTCCATGAACCCAGACGCGAGATCGCTCCGGTCCTTCTGCAAGCCAATCTGCGCGTCAAGGGCACCCTGCAGCTCTGGCGCGAGCGTGGTGTTCTGCGTCCACTGCGTGACCTTTTGGCCAGTCGCAGGGTCGACAACGTCCTTGGTGTTCCAGCTCGTCGATCCGAACGGCGTGTTCTGCGTCGGACGGTTGGCGTAGTTCTGCATGTTGAGAGCTTCTTTTGAAAGCTCACCCTGCAGCTGCGCTGCTCCGACGTAGTCTGGCGCGGCCGGTGCTTTACCCTTACTCATTGCAACGTCTCCTTCAGAAACCGGCAGTCCTCGCGCCGCAGCTCGAGCAGCACGCAATCGACCGTCTCCGCGATCTGCTTAAAGCCGATTTTTTTGTTGAACCGAATTGCCCTGTCGAAATCCTTTGGCGTCAAACCGTAGACCGCCTTCACGCCAATAGACTCAAACGGATACGCAAATGCAGCCTTTAACAGCCCGCGCGTCAGCGAGTGCCCAGTGTCGAACGCGACGTGCATGAAGCAGCTCTCCGGCGTCCACGAGCCGAACGCAACCGCGGCGGCGATCGTGCCGTCGTCGCGGATCGCAGCGATCGTGCGCAGATCGGTCGACCACGGGATCTGCGTCTGGCGCGTCATCCACTGCCAGATCACCTGCGGCTCATTGGGCTGGTCGGTCGCGAGCTTCATTCGCCAAACAGCTCCTCAATTGTGATTTCACCCTTTGGATCGTTTGCGGTGCCAAGCATGTCGCCCATCGCTGCCAGCAGCGCCATCTCTCGAGCAAGGCTAGTCACAAACGGCATGGAGCCGCCGCGGCCGTCAGGCGCGGGCTCCGTTTCCGCCGGCAGCTCTTCCACCGTCACAGACGTTTCGGGCTCGGGCTCTGCCTCCGGCTCCGTCGCAGCGGCCTGGGTCAGCGCGTTGATGTAGTCGATCACTTCCTCAAGTGTGGGCTCCGCTTGCGGCGCGGGCTCTTCCTGCGGCAGCTCTTCAACTGTCACCGACGCTTCGGGCTCCGGCTCGCTCTTAGGCTCCACAACCGGCGCAGCTACGGGCGGCGCAACCACGGGCGGCGGCGGAGGGGGCGGCGGGGGCGGGAGCTCCTCGACCGTTACCGACACCTCCGGCTCTTCCGGCTTTTGCGGGACTAGTTCTTCCAGAGCCTGCCGCACAGTCAAGTCCTGCGGAATTTCCTCAACCGTGACAGTCGCCTTGGGTTCTGGCTTCTCCTCTTCTGGGATTAGCTCTTCCAGCACCTCGCGCGCCGTAGGCGCAGCCGCCGGCTGCTCTGCCAGTTCTTCCACCGTCACGACGCCAGTCTTTTCTTCCTTCTCAAGCTCTGGCTGCGTACCCGCAGTCGTCGTCTCCGAAGGCGACAATTCTTCAACTGTAACTACGCCTGTCTTTTCTTCCTTTTCGAGTTCGGGCTGCATTCCTGCCAGCGGCGCCTCTTCCGGCGGAAGCTCTTCAACAGTAATGACGCCTTTCTTTTCAAGATCGGCGAGCTCGCCCTCGTCCGCAGGCGGCAGCTCTTCGACGGTAATGACGCCCGTCTTTTCTTGCTCTCGCAGCTCAATAGGCTCGCCCTTCGGGGCAGGCGCAGGCTGTGCTTCCGTTACAGTCTCGGGTTCCGCCTTTTTCTCTGGAATCGTCTCGCCAATCGTGTTCGGGTTCGGCGGGCCAGCAGGAACGGCAGAACTTCCGCCGCCCTTTGCCGCGGGCGGGATATAGGGAATGTCGGCGTACTCCAAAACTTCTGGATTCGCGAGGTACGCCCGAGCAGCGCGCTGACGCAGCGCAACGTCGGTGTTCCTCATCCACGGAAAGTCGAGGAACATGACGTCGCCGCCCATCGTCGCGCCTGGCACGCCAGAGCCGCGCAGGGCCTCGATGAGCGAACTCTTGTACGGCGCTTCGCTCACATCACACCTCCCGGCTCACTCATCATGTGCGACGACGTGAAGATCGTCGCAGGCAGTCCGCGCACCTTCATGCGCAGGCTCGCGTAGTAACCGAGCCCCGTCGTGCCGGCCCAGCTCTGGTAAGTGTTGGCGGAGCCCGCCCACACCGCGACGTTCCACAAGCCGCTGTTCCAGATGCCGCCCGGCGTCTGAACGAACGACGGCGAGCCGCCGACGTTGACGAAGGTGTACTGCGTGTTGATCTGCAGCTTTACCGAAGGCGGCCCCGGCGCGATAAAGATCGGCCGCGCCATCGTGAACTTTTTCAGCACCGCGGGCGTGTTGAAAGAGTTGAACGCGGTCTGCACGTCGCCCTCGAGCGTGGCGCCAGGCGTGCCATTCGTCTCGGTGCCGTCGGTGTTCCCGAGAAACCCCTTTGCAATGCGGCCGTCTTCCGTACCGAAGTACAGCTGCCCGTCGAGCAGCGCAGCGCACGTCATGGGCATACCGGAGAAGTCGCACCAAGCGCCGGTGTTTACGTTCATCGCGAACTGCTGGTAGGTGCCTGTCACCTGCTCCGGCAGCTTGATGATGAGGATGTCCTCGCTCGGCAGCAAAAACACGTCCCAGCTGATCGAGTTGATGTACGAGCGCACGAGCGGGATCAGCACCGACTGAATCTTTTGCGCCGGGCCGGGCGAGACATCGCTGAACTGGCCGTTCACAAGGCGCGAGACGGGCACGAGCCCGAGCTCGGAGAGCATCATCACTTCGCCGCCATAGCCGGTGAAGAAGCGCCCGAACTTGGGCACCTTGCCGACGTACCAGACGCCGCGCAGCGCAAACTTCGACGGGTCAGACGGGTCGGTGCCCGTCCAGACTCCAATGTCGCCCTGCGAGCCGACGACGACGAGGTGGTCGTCGATACCGACGCCGGCGTCGAGAGTCCAGTTGACAAGCCCGCGGATGTATCCGCCGTTGCGGAGTAGCGAGCCCATCTCAAAGCCCGACGCGGTGCCTGCAATTGCATCAACCGTGTCGAGGTAGTAAACGGTCGAGCTGTCCGACACCGTGAACCAGACGCGGTTCTTGAATACCGCGACCGTTTCGGGGCTGCCCGGCAAACCCGTTACCGTTTGCTGCGTCCAGGTCGTGCCGTCGTAAGTCCAATACCCGGCGCCGGGCGAGACCGCGAGCAGATACATGCCGGCGCCGTTCGCAAACTGCGTGACGCTCCAAACATCGTTCGTTGAGCCCGTCGCGCTCACGGCCACCGAAGGCGTGCCGCTCGTGACGTCGTAAATGTTTCCGCCCGCCGCGGCGAACAACTTGTTGTCGCCGATCACGGCGCCGTTGTAGGCAAAGATGGAATCGACCGAGCTGCCGACCGAGCTTGTGTGATACGTCCAGCCCTTGCGCATCTCGACGCCAGTCTGGCGCGGGATCAAGTTCGTCAGCACGAGCGCGTCCGTCGGCCTCATGTCGCTGATCGGGTCGCGATAGTTGAGCCCGCCCACCGGCGCAGGGATGTTGAACACCTGCAGCGTCTGCGCCGCTGCGGAGCGGCGCGGAGCTTTGAATGGTGCGAGCGGGACGAGCGGCATTTAGACCCCGAATCCCGTGTCGGGCGTGTTAGACAGCGGCTGGATGTACGGGTACTTGAAGCTGCGCGCCATCGTCAGCACGGGCGAGCCGCGCTCGTTGCCCTTGCGGTTCTCAAAGTTGACTTGGAAGTCGCGCATCGCGGCCGACGAATCAAAGCCCTTCATCTCAAGCCACTTCACCCGCGCGAGCAGCGTGACGAGGTAGGAGTCGAGCAGAATCGTGTCGCCGTTTTTGATCGCGCGGTTTTTGTATAGCGATGAGTTGTCCTGATCGCGCACCCACGCAACCGACTGGTAAAAGAAACTCAGTGTTTGGGCCGGTGTGGGTGGCGACAGGATGTAAATCATGTTGTCCCGCACCTGCCAGTAGAACGACAGGGTCGGGAGCGTTTGACGGATCAGCAGCTGCTGCCAGAACTGCGGCGAGATCGGCCCAACGGCAGGCCACTGCATCGACGAGTTCCACTGCGTCTGATCGACGAACTCGTAGAAGTCTTCGGGCAATGCAAAGCCCTGCTCGCTGATGCCGGGGCTGCTCGCGAGGATGCTGATGGTGTGGGTCTTGGTCAGCTCCTGCCAATCGTTGAGCGAGATCAGATCTAGCCCAGCGAGGTTGACAGCCTGCACCATCTGGACGACAGCGGGGTCAGTGTCCCCCGCCGGGTCCGCCGGAGTCGGAAAGCTCACCAGCTGCGCAACGTTCTGAACGATCGCGGACAGCGTCGAGTCGTTGACAATCTGGAAAGCCATGCCGGTGTGTTACTCCTCTGACTTCTTGCCCTTCGCGGACATCATCTTCGTGATCGCCTCGATCTGAGCCTGCAGCTCTTCGATCTTGCTATCGCGAGACTTCAGCTCTTCGTTCATCTTCTCAAGCGGGGCGTTGCCCTTGGCGAGCTCCACAAACGCCTTCGCGGCGCGCTTGTCCTCGTTGAACGAAAAGAAATTCTTGCCGACGTTGTCGTTCGCATGCGCGAGCTGCTCGACGGTGTGAATGCCGAAGTAGCGATATTCCTCAACCTTGGTCGGAGTCATCTTCGGCATTGACGAGAGCGGCGTTCCTTCGACGGCGTTGCCCTGGCCGAGCTTCCACTTCTCGTAGCGCGCGGCGAAACGCGCGGCGTCAAGCTCGTTGACCTGGCGATCAATGATGTTCAGCTTGTCGCCGGGCACCATGATCTTGATGAAGTCGCGTTCCTCGTAGATCGCGCGGCCAGCTTCGGTGCTCTTCGCGGCGTTCAGCACCGGCTTGCGGTAGAACTGCACAAAGAGCTTGCCGTCCTCGGCAATGCGGCTCTCGTCGAGGCCGGGTGCGTTCTGCACCGTATTCCAATCTGTTGGCATCGTGGCGGGTACGTTCATCTTGTTTTTTCCTTGTGTGGTTGTGAAAAAGGGACGGCGCAGGAATTACCCCGCACCGTCCCACTCTGCTGCTGAATTACAGCGTCGCGCCGACGGACGGGTAGCTGAAGATGGCGTCCGCGTTCGTGGCGGCAGCGCCGCCGGTCGCGGTGCCGAGCACCACACCAACGATCGCCTCCGAGCTAGCGGTGCCATCGTCATCAACCGCGCCAGCCGTAGCCGTGCTGTTGAGGCGAGTGCCCTTCGCAGCGCTTGCGAGCGTGCGCAGGGAGCCTTTGCCGTAGATTTGGAACCAGCCGTACTCGTTGTCCGCAAGCACAGCCTGCGCCGCACCAACGCGAGAGCCGTGGCCCGAAGCGCCCGGCGCGGTGTTGGTCGTGGTTGCCATCGCGAAGTCAAAGCCGGTGGCCTCAACGCAGAGATAGCCAGCGCCCGTTACGGCGCCATCAGCGCGGCCGTAGACGAATTCCTGGTAGCCGTTGACCGGGTCGTCGTAGCCACCGAGCGTGCCGAGCCGGAAGGCCGGGACGGCTGAAGCAGCTACAACCGCGGTCTTGTCGATTCCGATAATCTGACCAGACATGTTCAATTTCTCCTAAAAAAACCTTGATGAGTTAGGGGATCACCCAAACCCATCAAGGCAAGGGTGACCCCCACCACGGGGCCGATTAGTTCTGGATGCGACCCTGGAACTGCGCGCCCGAGCAAGTCAGGTTGCCGGCCCACGCGAGGATCTGGACTTCGGCGTCCTGATTGATCGCGTAGCGCTTGTTCGGCGACAGACTCACCATGTTGCGGTCCCGGTGCGGACGCATGAACAGGTACTTCGTGTTGAGCATGAAGCCCGTGTTCGCGGGGCAGAACCCACCGATGCCGCCGTCCAGGACCACGTCGGCGTCCATGAACTTGAGCGACGGGAAACCGAGGCTGCCGACCGAGGGGTCGGTGAAGCGCTGGTTGGCCTGCAGCGACGCGGTGTAGATGCCCCAGTAGGCCGAATCGAGCACGATGAGGTCGGGCCGATCCGAACCACGCACGAGCGAAGCCCACAGCGTGTTGAGGCCGGTCTGCATCTGAGCACCAGTCGGGGGCGGCGTCACGCCAGCGGTCGAGAAGTCGTACAACTTCGACTGCCAGAACGTCCAGGTGGCGCGGTCGATGCCACCGTAGGTGCCGGTGGTCGGGTTGGAGGGCAC